AACGACGATCTCGACGCCTTCACCCGGATCCCGGCGATGTACGGCAACTCCATCGCGCAGCTGGAGTCGGACGTGGTCTGGGGCATCATCACCGCCAACCCGGCGATGGCCGACGGCAACGCGCTGTTCCACACCACGCACAAGAACCTCGCGGGCACCGGCACGGCGCTGGCGGTGGATGCGGTGGGTGCGGCCCGCGCGGCGATGGCCAAGCAGACCGGCCTCGACAAGAAGACGGTGCTGAACGTCCGCCCCGCCTTCCTGATCGTGCCCGCCTCGCTGGAACTGAAGGCCGAGCAGCTGGTCGCCCAGAACCTGGTGCCGGCCGCGACGTCCAGCGTGGTGCCGCAGTCGATCCGCACGCTGGCGCCGATCAGCGAGCCCCGGCTCGACGCCGCCAGCGAGACCGCCTGGTATCTGGCGGCCAGCCCGAACCAGATCGACACCATCGAGTACGCCTATCTCGAGGGCCAGCAGGGCGCGTACATCGAGACCCGCAACGGCTTCGACGTCGATGGCGTCGAGATCAAGTGCCGCCTCGACTTCGGCGCCAAGGCCATCGACTGGCGCGGGCTCTATAAGAACCCCGGCGCATAAGGCGCCCAACCTGAACCCTGACACGCGGGCGGTCCTGACGGGCCGCCCGTCGTCTTTTCAAGAGGATCCCCGCCATGAAAACCTACGTCCAGCCCGGCAACACCATCACCCTGACCGCGCCCTATGCCGTCGCCTCGGGCGATGGCCTGCTCGTCGGCTCCATCTTCGGCATCGCCGCAGGGGACGCCGCACTCGGAGAGCCCGTCGAGACCGCGCTCGTCGGCGTGTTCGACATCACCAAGGTCGGCTCGCAGGCCTGGACCGTCGGCGCCAAGGTCTATTGGGACGACACCAACAAGCGCTGCACCAACGTGGCGACCTCGAACACGCTGATCGGCGTGGCGACCGAAGCGGTTGCTGGCGGCGCGGGTGACACCATCGGCCGGGTGCGGCTAAACGCGGCGTTCTGATGAGCGCCTTCGCCGCCGCTGTCGGCGCGCTCTTCGCCGATCCGAACATCGGCCGGGATGCGGTCTACGTCGCCGACGGCGGCGCGCCAGTGCTGGTGCGCGTTGTCGCCCGGCGTGCCGATGCGATCAGCGATTTCGGCGATGCCCGGCTCTGGTCCGAGACCACCCGGATCGACCTGCGCGTCGCCGAGGTGGCGAACCCGCGTCCCGGCGACCGCATCGAGATCGACGGCGACGCCTTCCTCATCCAGGGAGAGCCCGTCCGCGACCGCGAGCGGCTGGTCTGGACCGTCGATCTGAGGCCTGCGTGAAACTGAAGCTCGACATCGATCCCGACATCGTCGCGATGATGGCGGCCGAGGTCGCGGCAGGCGAACGCGCCGTGACGGCCGCCATGCGCGAGGCCGGGACCGGGCTGAAGACCGCGTGGCGGTTGCAGATCACCGGCGCGGGGCTCGGGCCCCGGCTCGCCAACTCGATCCGGAGCCAGAACTTCCCGAGGTCAGGCGAGAGCCTGGACGCCGCAGCGCTGGTCTGGTCGAAGGCCCCGGTCATCGTGGGTGCGCACGACTCCGGACCGCTGATCCGCTCGAAAAACGGGTTCTGGCTGGCGATCCCGCTGCCCGCCGCGGGCAAGTCCCTGCGCGGCGGCCGGATCACGCCCAGTGAATGGGAACGGCGACGCGGGCTGCGCCTTCGCTTCGTCTATCGCCGGACTGGCCCGAGCCTGCTGGTGGCGGAGGGACGGCTCAACACGAAGGGCCAGGCGGTGGTGTCGCGCTCCAAGACCGGGCGCGGCAAGGTCACCGCCCCGATCTTCCTGCTGGTGCCGCAGGTCAAACTGCCGAAGCGGCTGGACCTGGCGCGGGATGCAGACCGGGCGCTGGACAATGTGCCGGGTTTGATCGTGGCGAACTGGGTCGAAACCCGGTTCTGATCGTTCAAGCCGCTCTGCCGTGGACCTCGATCGTGACATGCGCGAGTTCGTGCAGGTCTGCGAGTTGTTCCCTGTAGGTCGCGACGGGCTTGGGGTCGGAACTCAGGATCGAGATGATCGCTCCATGGTGGCCCGGTCCGAGTTGCCACACATGCAGATCGACGATCTCGTCATACTCGCTCTCGATGGCAGAACGTACCTCGGACGGAAGCTCCTCGTGCTCGGGCAGATAGTCGAGCAGGACCGCACCGCTGTCCCGCAGGAGGCCCCATGACCAGCGCAGGATCACGAGAGCGCCGACGATGCCGATCACCGGGTCGAGCCAGACCCAGCCGTAGCTGCGACCCGCCAGCAGTGCGGCGATGGCGAGGACAGAGGTCAGCGCATCCGCCAGAACGTGCAGATAGGCGGCGCGCAGATTGTTGTCGCGGTGTCCGGCGCGGGCGGCAGGCGCATCGTGATCGTGGCCGTGGTCATCATCATGCGCGTGGTCGTGGTGTTGATGACCATGGCCGCCGTGGTGGTGGTCGTGGTCGTCCTTGAGCAGCCAGGCGCTGGCGAGGTTCACCGCAAGGCCGATAATGGCCACGAAAATCGCCTCGTCGTAGCTGATCGGGACCGGACTGCGCAGCCGCACCAGACTTTCCCAGCCGATCAGCAGGGCGACGATGGCGAGGACGGTGGCACTGCCGAAAGCGGCGAGATCGCCGAGCTTGCCGGTTCCAAAGGTGAAGCGCGGGTTGCGCGCATGCCTGCGGGCGTAGCGATAGGCGAGTGCCGTGATGAGAAGCGCCGAGGCATGGGTGGACATGTGCCAGCCGTCGGCGAGCAGCGCCATGGACCCGTAGATGGAGCCCGCGGTGATCTCCGCGACCATCATGGTCGCGGTGAGCGCGATCACCAGCCAGGTGCGGCGTTCGTTGCGGGCGTGGTTTTCGCCAAGGAAGACGTGTTCGTGTGGTGCGGCGGTCGCGGGGCGTGGGCTCATTTCAGGTGCCTTCTCATGACTTCGATCAGCTCGTCCGCCCCGGCCTTGCGCTGCGCATCGCCTTCGACATCGACGACGTGGTTGCGCAGGTGATCCTCGAGGAGTTCGACGACGAGGCCGTTCGTCGCCCCGCGGACCGAGGCGGCGAGGTTCAGGATTTCGGCGCAGGAGACTTCCGCCTCAAGCGCCCGTTCGATCGCCTCCATCTGCCCCTTCAGGCGGCGGACTCTGGCGAGAAGTTTGGATTTGTTCTGGACAGTGTGACCCATAGCATAGGGGGCTACCCTATATTCGCCGAGTCCACAATGCCGACTCCTCATCAGCGCGGTAGAAACTGATGCCAACCCCTCGTGAAACCATCCTCACCGCGCTGCACGCGCGGCTCCTGGCGCTGCCCGCCACCGCGCTGCGCGGCGAGGTGCTGCCCGAGCGCGTTCCGGCCGAAGGCCTGCTGATCCTGCGCGACGGCGAGCCGGGGGAGCCTGAGGTCACGCTGTCGCCGCTGCGCTACCACTACCAACACCGCGCCGAGATCGAGGCTGTCGTTCAGGGCGCAACCCGAGACTCCGCCTTTGACACGCTGACCGCCAGCATCGGCACGGCGCTCGCCGCCGACCGCACGCTGGGCGGGCTCTGCGACTGGGTCGAGGCGGAAGCTCCGCGCCCGGTCGATCTGCCCGTCGAGGGGGCGGCCAGCCTGAAGGCCGCCGTGATCCCGGTGGTGCTGCACTTTTCAACGGCCGACCCGCTGGCCTGACCCAACCGACCACAGGAGAACACCATGGCACGAGCCCAGGGGGCGCGGGCGCTGATGGCGCTTGCGTTCGAGACGACCTATGGAACGCCGCCCGCGAGCGGCTTCACCCGCATGCCCTTCGCCAGCACGTCGCTGGGGGCGGAGCAGCCGCTGCTGAACTCGGAACTTCTGGGCTACGGCCGGGATCCGCTGGCACCGATCAAGGATGCGGTGACGGCCGACGGGGATGTTGTGGTGCCGCTGGACGCCGAGGCCTTCGGCTTCTGGCTGAAGGCCGCGTTCGGTGCGCCGACGACCACGGGCGTGGAAGCCCCGTACAGCCACGAGTTCCAGTCCGGGTCCTGGACGCTTCCCTCGATGTCGATCGAGACCGGCATGCCCGAGGTGCCTCGCTATGCGATGTACTCGGGCTGCGTGCTCGACCAGATCACCTGGCAGATGCAGCGCTCGGGGTTGCTGACCGCGACGGCGCGGCTGGTCGCGCAGGGCGAGACGGTCGGGACCACGACGAGCGCGGGAACACCGGCCGCGCTCGAGCTGAAGCGCTTCGGCCACTTCAACGGGTCGATCACCCGGAACGGCTCGGCCCTCGGCAATGTGGTCTCGGCCGAGATCACCTATGCCAACAACCTCGACCGGATCGAGACGATCCGCTCGGACGGGCGCATCGACGGGGCGGACCCGTCCATCGCCGCGCTGACCGGCCGGATCGAGGTGCGCTTCGCCGACCAGACGCTGGTGACACAGGCGATCAACGGCGAGGCCTGCGAGATGGAATTCGCCTACGTCCTGCCCTCGGGCGAGAGCTTCACCTTCACCGTGCACGCCGTCTACCTGCCGCGCCCGCGCATCGAGATCTCTGGGCCGCAGGGGGTGCAGGCGACCTTCGACTGGCAGGCCGCCCGCGACAGCGTCGTCGGCCGGATGTGCACCGCAACCCTCGTGAACGATGTGGAGACGTACTGATGCTGACGCTCGACCTGACCAACGCGCCACGCTGGCATGACCTCACCCCCGGCGTCCGGGTGCAACTGCGCCCGTTGACCACCGCACTGATGGTCGCGACGCGCCGCGATCCCTTGGTTGAAGCAGTCCCCGAGGAGGCTTCCGACGAGGAGCGCGCCGTCGCCTTCGCCAAGGCGCTGGCGCGGCGGGCGGTGCTCGCCTGGGAGGGCATTGGCGATGCCGATGGCAACGCGATCGACCCCAGCCCCGAGGCCATCGACGCGCTGCTGGATGTCTGGCCGATCTTCGAGGCCTTCCAGCTGACCTATGTCTCNAANGGNCTGCTGCTGGAACAGGAAAAAAACGCCTCCGCGCTCTCGCCGANTGGTCCTTCGGCGGGGGCGAGCGCTACTGCCAAGCCTGCGCACNCTACGAGGGCCGCGAGCAAGCCTGCCCGGACTGCCCGGCGCGGNTGAACCGNCCGNNNACCCATGAAGGCTGGCAGGTCTGGGACCTGGTCGGCCGTCTCGGCGGCCAGCTGCGCGTCCTGCCCGGCGCGGTGATCGGCTGGGACATGTCGGCGGCGCTGGCGCTCGGGGATGCGCTCGGGGTCTCACCACTCGCCATGGCCGAACTGCTGCCGGTGATCGAGGCAGTGATGGTGGCCAAGCTCAACGAACAGATGGAACAGTCCCATGGCTGAGAAGAGGGTCAGCGTCCGCCTCGCGGCCGTGGGCGGACGGCAGGTGCGGGCCGAGCTGGAAGGCGTCGGCGAAGCCGGATCGCGCGGCTTTGGCCGTCTCAGCCGGGAGATGGAAGCGGCGAACGCCCGGCTCGCAGCCTTCTCGCGCCGGGTGCGCGTGGCGGCCGCAGCCGCCGTGGCAGCTGCTGCCGCCGCTGG